AAAACAAGAATTGCCGAGGCAATAACCGAAAACATAAGAAAGGATGTTGTTGAATTGGCAAAAAAATATAATATCACAACCAAATAAAAAAAATAAAAAAATAATATCATGGCTACAACTGGAATTACCAACGGAACGCTGATTGCAATTTACAAAGACATCAGCGGCACATTGACCAAAATCGCAAACGCGACATCAAACGATTTTTCAATCACCAAAGACATGATTGAAACCACCAACAAGGATTCAGCCGGTGCGAAAGAATACATCGCGGGCGAATACGGGTACACCATGAGTGTTGAAGGTATGTTCGAAGAAGATGCAAGCGTAGGCGCGGGCATCAGCTGGAAAGAAATCATCACCGATTTGTTGGCGGGAACATCCGTGACAATCGTAATGACATCAAATGTCAGCGGCGATTTGAAATTGAGCGGATCAGCATTTTTCAATGATTTGAATTTGACCGCCCCACAAAATGATGTTGCGACATTTACCGCATCAATTCAGGGAACGGGCGCATTGACCGTTGGCACAATCTAATTTTGAAATTGTTGCGTATATTCGCGACATGAACACGATTACAATCGGGGGTGTTCAACACCCCCTTTTTTTTAACATGAATTCATTGCGCAACATCATGGCGCATGTTGGTATGGATTCGTTTGCAGATTTGCAAAAATCAATGGATTTGGCGAAATCAATGGATGTTGCAATCACTTGTGCGTTTTATGGCATTAGTGAAGGTTATGAAATGAAAAACGAACAAAGCCCGTTTCAAACTGAAATTGAAATTGCGCGTTTGGTCACAAAATACACCGAATTGATGCCGGCATTGAATGGATTTACCCAAGCGATTTCCGATTTTTTTCATGTTGACGAAGTAGACGAAAAAAAGTAAACGCCATCAATGACGGCCCGGCGTTGACATGGCGAATCATTGAACGAATTGCGTTTGGTGAAATGGGTATGTTGGAAAAGGATTTTAATCAATGCACGCCATATTATTGGCGCGCTCGATTGGATGGCATGCGTCAAACACAACATCAACAATTTCAAAATGATTGGGAAATGACGCGATGGATGGCGGCAACAATTATGTCACCACATTTGAAAAAACCAATCAGCCCGCAAAAATTGATGAAATTTCCGTGGGAACAAACGGACCATGATGATATTGTTGCAAAGGTTACGCGCCATGCGGATATATTTGCGAAGTTGACACCGCCCGCCGAAGCATGAACGCAATAAACGCCATTTATAATATTTTGTCAAACAATTCAGCATTGACCGCCGTTGTTTCAACGCGGATCAACCCATTGCGTTTGCCACAAGAAACATCATTCCCCGCAATCACTTATCAAACAATTTCCGTTGTTCCGCATCCATCAAAATCAGGGCCATCGGAAAGTGATTTCGCGCGTGTTCAAATCAATTCATTTGGAACAACATATCAATCAGCGGTTCAGGTTGCCGATTTAGTTCGAACGGCATTACAAGTTGCGACACCCGGTGTTTTTAATTCCGTGAGTGTTCAAACGATATATTATGACGGTGAAGCGCATTTATCCGAAGATTATGCGGGTTTTGCCGGAATTTATCACATTGCATCCGATTACATTATTAATTACGCACGATAATGGCAAAAAGTCAATCATTGAACATTGTAATTGGTGCAGACATTGAAAACCTTAAAAAAGGTTTAGATTCCGCAATTGTGGCAACCCAAAAAGCCGGCAAAGAATTGTCCGGCGCAACTGGTGAAGCCATTAAAGGCATGCAGCAACAATTTGAACGGTTGGCATCGTCAAAACCTTCAATGGCAACTGTTCGCCAAATGCAACAAATTGCCATGACGGCGCGTGCATTAGGCCCGGAATTCCAAGATTTTGCAAATGATGTCATTCGTTCAGCTGGTCAAATTCAAGATGCCGTGGGCGACATGCGCGCGGAAGTTAAATATTTTGCAAGTGACACACGCCGGTTGGATGCGGTTTTGGGAGGTATTCAAGGCGTTGCGGGCGCGTTTGGCGCAGTCGAAGGCGCAACCGCGATGTTGGGAATTGAATCAAAAGATTTGCAAAAAACGATGGTTCAATTGCAAGGCGCAATTGCATTAGTCAATGGGTTGCAAGCGATTCAAAATGCGTTGCAAGCCGAATCGGCATTTATGGTTGGAATTCAAACCGCAGCCGTACGAATTCAAACATATGTCATGGGGCAAGCAACGGTCGCGGCCCGCGCATATGCAACGGCATTAGTGGCCACCGGTGCGGGCGCAATATTGGTTGCAATTGGCCTAATTGCAGCGGCAATGGGTTCGGTAAAAAAAGAAACCAAAGAAGCAACCGAAGAAGTAAACAATTTTACAAAAGCATACGAAAAACAAGCGGAAAAAGCCAAAAAAACAAGTGAAATCCGCCAACAAATTTCTGATGACTTATTAAAAAATGAATTAAATGCCGCAAAATTAAAAGGCGCAACTGAATCCGAATTGGCACAAGTGGAAATAAATTTTTTGCAAAAACGCAAAGAAAGATATTTGGCAATGTTGTCGTCATTCAATAAAGGTTCAGCCGATTATTTACAATATCAACGCGACATTTCAGCAATTCAAAATCAAATTGATGAGGTGACAACCGAATCACAAATAAAAAATGCAGAGAAACGCAGAGAAAAGAAAAAAGAACAATTAAAAAAAGAAAATGAAGATGCGATAAAAGCAATTCACGAACGCCATGCCGGTCAAATGGATGCTGAAAAGTTTTTGACCGAGCAAGCCAAAAAGCAACAACAAAAACGCACCGAAGCGATTGCAAAATCCAAAGAATTAACCGGTGAAAATTTAATTAAAGGCACGGCGGTCGCCCCGGTGTTGGTTCAAGTTCAAATTGATCCCAAAAGCCGGTCGCAAATTGTTCAGGATTTCGACAAATTGATGACCGACATGGCAATGGCGGTTGAACGATTGGGTGAAGATATTGCAATATCATTGGGCGAAGCGTTGGGAAATCAATTGTCCGGTCAAGGCAATGGCATTGAGGGGTTTGTTCAATCAGTTGTTGGCCAATTGGGCAATTTTGTCAAAACAGTCGGGAAAATGTTGATTGCGTATGGAATCAGCGTTCAAAAATTTCAAACCGCATTTATCCAACCACAAGTTGCGGTTGCAGCCGGTATTGCGATGGTTGCATTGGGTACGGCGGTGGCAAACCAAATGAAACAAGGACCAAGCGTGACCGCGTTTGCCGATGGTGGTATTGTTAGCGGACCGACATTGGGTTTGATGGGTGAATATCCCGGCGCGCGCAGCAACCCGGAGGTCATTGCACCTTTGGACAAATTAAAAACATTGATGAAGCCCGAACAATCATCCGGTTATGTTGCGCAAACGCACATCAGCGGACGCGATTTGGCCATCGTTTTGGAAAGATACAATAAAGATTCACGGCGCGGATAATGGCAAGGATTTACAAAGGTTCGTTTTTATCAATTACAAATGTTGAATACCGGGTTGAATTATGGGATTCACCATCAGGAACAACACCGGAAATTGTTGCGCGTTTATACAATGCACGGGTTCAATCAGCCGGCGGATATATTGAAGGCCAAACATGTTGTTTTGACAAATTAGAAGCATTGAATTCATCGGTTGAATTAACATTGGCCGGTGATGGAATCAGTATTGAAAGGCAAGGCGAATCAGATTCAGTTTATTCCAATTTTATCAGGCCATCACGGGCAATTGCCCAATGGGTGATGCCGGATCAAAATACATTGGATGATTTTGTCGGCATTCAAACCGAAGCCGAAACCGCATGGGCGATGTTGATTTATCGCAATGATTCATTGATCCATGTTGGCCGCGTATTGGCCGACCAAATGACGCGATTGCGCGAATCCATACAAAGCAAACCAATCATTGATTTGGTGGCTGTGGATGGCCTTGAATTGATGGATGGGTACAAAGTACAATCATCATGGTTTTCGGATGAATACATCACAATCAACCAGTTGTTTCGCCGTTGTTTGGACACATTGGATTTGTCGGATTATTGGGTTGTCAATGGAACGCCACAACAATATTTGTATGATGGCACATTGTTAAACGAAGATAATGCGGCCCGATTAGGGTTCGACATGTATAAACTTTTTGAATATACATTTTTGGAAAATTTTGATCCGTTTACGGATGTCAAAGTTATTGACACGGTTGGATGGCAAATTGAACCAAATTATATTTCAGCAAAACAAGCGTTGGAAAATGTGTTGTTGATGTTTGGGGCGCGATTCACTCATGAAAATGGCGCGTATTATGTGATCCCATTCAACGCGTATAATAACACGACATCAATCAATTTGCGTCAATATTCGTATACCGGGCAATATATCGGGACGACAACATATTCACACCGTCAAACAATTGGCAACGATGTTCGGCCATTGTGGATGGCAAAACCATCATTGTACTATC